CTTTTGCTCGGATGTCCCCACCGTTTGTTGTCATGTCCGTTTTCAGGCGGCAGAGCCGGTGTACATCATGCATCGGCTCTTTCTGTGTCCCACCGCAGCACAGGCGGAAAGGACACAGACATGGCAAGCAAACAGTATTACATTTACATCCGCTCTACGAACGAACAGATTCCCGTGACCAAGGAGGAGTTCGCGGCATATTACAAGGAGATCGACCTTTATCGTCAAAAACAGCTGTACCACAAACGATGCGTATGCCCGAAAAGCAAATGGCTTACGTGCGATATGGATTGCTATACCTGCCCATTCAGACGCAATGAAGACGATTTATCGCTGAACTACAAGATTTACGATAATGAAGATAAATCGATGGAGTTTGTGGAGGAACTGGCTGACTCCTCTCCGAGCATCGACGATTTCCTAGCGGATACATATGAGATGACCGAACTTATGAAACGGTTGACAGAGTTGATGCCTGAGGCCATCAAAATCGGAGAACTTCGTCAGGACGGTATCAGTGATGAAGCAATCGCAAAGGAAATCGGTATCGGCAGAAAAACATTTGTATATCGTCTGAAAAAGCTGAAATCCATACTGGAAAAAGAATTTCCCGAAATTTTCTGAAGAAATTTTCAGAATCTTTTCCAAAACGGGATTCTTTTCCTCGGTAGTGCAGTAGAAGGGGTTAAACAAGACCTGCTCCTTCCGGGAGGTGAAAACAATGTACGACAAAACTACCACAAGAGATACCGATCGTGAACTGATCGAAGTGCTGACTGCCATCAGCGAAGTATCCAGACGTCTGGCATTCAAACTGGAGCAGATGCAGGCAATGAAAACGGAAGGAGGAATAACGAATGAGCCGACTCAGCGAACTGGCAACGGTGATCGAAGATCTCCGAAAAGCCGCAGAAGCAATTTCGTCCGCCGCAGATATTCTTACTGAGGCGCTCGGCGGTGCGGACACATCGGTTTCCGCCCCCGCAGTACCGCCGAAACCTGCAATAACACTGGAGCAGGTCAGGGCAGTGCTGGCTGAAAAGTCCCATGACGGTTTCACCGCAGAAATCCGCGCCCTTCTCCAGAAGCACGGTGCGGACAAACTCTCCCTCATCGAACCGTCCAAGTACGAATCCCTCATGAAGGACGCGGAGGCACTCGGCAATGGGTAAGCACGCACTTCTGTCCGCATCCTCGTCCCACCGCTGGCTGAACTGCTCACCTTCGGCTCGTCTGGAGCAGGAATTCGATGACAACGAGTCCACTGCCGCTGCCGAAGGAACCGCCGCTCACGCTCTCTGCGAACACAAGCTGAAAAAGGCTCTGAAACGGCGATCCCAAAAGCCGGTCAGCGAATATGACTGCGACGAAATGGACGCCTACACCGACGATTACGTGGAGTTCGTCATGGAGGCTGTCGAGGAAGCAAAGCAGACCTGTTCCGATCCGCTCGTCCTCATCGAACAGCGGTTGGACTTCTCCTGCTATGTACCGGAGGGCTTCGGCACCGGTGACTGCGTGATTGTAGCGGACGGTCTGCTCCACATCATCGACTTCAAATACGGTCAGGGTGTTCTGGTCGAAGCCGAAGAAAATCCACAGATGATGCTGTACGCGCTCGGCGCACTTCGCCTGTTCGATGCGCTCTACGACATCGAAGAAATATCCATGACAATCTATCAGCCGCGTCGGGAGAACATTTCCACATGGACCATCACTGTGGATGACCTGCTGTCGTGGACGGAAAACGTGCTGAAACCGAGAGCAGAACTTGCATTCCGTGGAGAGGGCGAGTACATACCCGGCAGTTGGTGTACCTTCTGCAAGGCGGCGGTCAAATGCCGTGCCAGAGCCGAAGCAAAACTGCAGCTTGCCCGATACGAGTTCGCTATGCCGCCTTTGCTAACGGATACGGAGATTGAGGACATCCTCCTGAAACTGGATGACCTCACGAAATGGGCGAACGAAATCCAGGCGTACGCACAGGATGCCGCCATCAATCACGGCAAGGTATGGCACGGTTTCAAACTGGTCGAAAGCACTACCAAACGAAAATATGCCGATGAAGATGCCGTTATTGAAGCCGCCAATGCCGCAGGATACACGGACATCTTCCGCAAGAATCTCATCCCCATCACAGAGATGGAGAAACTCATGGGCAAGAAAAACTTTAATGAAATCCTCGGCAAACTGGTCGAGAAACCCCAAGGCAAGCCGACCCTTGTTCCCGCATCGGACAGGCGCCCGGCAATCACTACAGACGATGCACAGAATGAATTTACCGAAATTACGGAGGAATAAAACTATGTCTACTACCAAGAATCCCACCAAGGTCGTTACCGGAATCGTTCGTCTTTCTTACGCAAACGTGTGGGAGGCTGTGGCGATCAACGACGGCAAACCAAAATTCAGCGTATCTCTCATCATCCCGAAGTCCGACACCAAGACCGTCGATGCCATCAACGCGGCGATTGATGCCGCTATCAAGGATGGTGTGGCGAAGTTCGGCGGCAAAATTCCCAACAAGGCGGCTCTGAAGCTCCCGCTCCGTGACGGTGACGTGGAACGTGAAGATGATGAAGCTTACAAGAATTCCTACTTCGTCAACGCCAACAGCACCACCGCGCCGCAGATTGTTGACCGCTCGGTTCAGCCGATTCTCGACCGCAGTGAGGTCTACTCCGGCTGTTACGCCCGTGTGAGTATCAATTTCTATGCCTTCAATTCCAACGGCAATCGAGGAATCGCCTGTGGACTCGGAAACATCCAGAAAATCCGCGACGGCGAACCTCTCAGCGGCAGAACTTCCGCAGCGGATGACTTCACCGCCGAAGGTGATGATGACTTCCTCGCATGAGAAACCTGTCCATTGACATCGAAACCTACAGCAGTGCGGACCTCGCCAAAAGCGGGGTCTACCGCTACTGCGAATCGCCGGATTTCCGGATACTGCTGTTTGCCTATTCGGTAGATGGCGATCCGGTTCATGTGGTTGATCTCGAATGCGGCGAAAAAATCCCTGATGAAGTTCTGGCCGCACTAACTGATCCGTCCGTCCTCAAATGGGCATTCAACGCTCAATTTGAGCGAATCTGTCTGTCGCGGTACTTAGGGTACCCTGTCGGACACTACCTCACCCCATCCGACTGGCGATGCACAATGGTCTGGGCGGCTACGCTCGGTCTGCCGCTGTCTCTGGAAAATGTCGGTGCCGTGATCGGGCTGAAAAAGCAGAAACTGAAAGAAGGCAAAGACCTCATCCGGTACTTCTGCGTCCCCGCAAAGACGAAGGACGGTACTACTTTCCGGCATCTGCCTGCCGATGCTCCGGAGAAGTGGGAGAGGTTCAAATCGTACAACCTGCGTGACGTGGAAACCGAGATGGGGATTCAGCAGAAGCTGTCGAAATTCCCTGTGCCGACATCCGAATGGACGAACTACATCCTCGATCAGCAGATCAACGACCATGGCATCATGCTTGACCGGACGATGGTTCAGCAGGCGATCCGCTGTGATGAAGAATTCAAGCGTACCCATATGGAGCAGGCGCGGTTGGTTACGGGATTGGAGAATCCCAACAGTCCTGTACAGTTGAAAGCATGGCTTGTCGAAAAGGGTGTAGATGCAGACTCCCTCTCCAAAGCGGTAGTCCTTCAGATGCTTGAAAAAGCCGACGGTGAGGTAGAACTGGCACTGTCCCTCCGGCAGGAACTGGCGAAGTCCAGCGTGAAAAAATACACGGCGATGGAATCCGTGGCCGGTTCAGACAGCCGAGCCAGAGGACTGATCCAGTTCTACGGGGCGAACCGTACGGGACGATATGCCGGTCGGCTCATACAGGTGCAGAACCTGCCGCAGAATCACCTGCCCGACCTGGATGCCGTGCGAACCCTCATCCGTGACGGACAGTTTGAAGCGGTCGAAATGCTGTATGACTCTGTTCCGATGGTGTTGTCCGAACTGATCCGCACGGCATTCATCCCGAAACCCGGTCAACGCTTCTTCGTAGCCGACTTTGCCGCCATCGAAGCCCGTGTGATCGCGTGGCTTGCCGGAGAACAGTGGCGGCAGGAGGTCTTCTCATCTGGCGGCGATATTTACTGCGCATCCGCAAGTCAGATGTTCCACGTTCCCGTGGAGAAACACGGACAGAACGCCCATCTCCGGCAGAAAGGCAAGATTGCGGAGTTGGCTCTTGGTTACGGCGGTTCGGTCGGTGCGCTGAAAGCAATGGGCGCACTCAACTATGGTCTGCAGGAGTCCGAACTGAAACCGCTGGTGGACGCATGGAGGCAGTCGAATCCGAGGATTGTCCGGTTCTGGTGGGACGTGGACTCTGCCGCGAAAACCTGCGTGAAGGAACGGCAGTCCACGGAAACCCACGGC